GGCCGGTCGGTCGGCGACCCGCGCGCCAAGACCAAACAGCGCCAGTTGGAACAGAAAGCGCGAGACATCCAGGACGAGGTCGAGCAGGAAGACGACTTGCTGGCATGAGGATCAAACCGACCGACGATCCGGGCAACCTCAAGCCCATCCCCGCAGCGTTGATGACGCGCGGCCAGCGGGTGATCGCGTTCATCGAGAAGTATTGCCGGGTGCCCGAGGGCATGTTGATGGGGCAGCCGATCCGGCTGCAGCAGTTCCAAAAAGATTTCATCCTGGCGGTGTACGACAATCCACACGGCACCCACACGGCGGTGCTGTCGATCGGCAGGAAGAACGGCAAGACCGCCTTGATTGCCGGCCTGGGACTGGCCCATGTAGCAGGGCCCGAGGCGGTGGAGAACAGCCAGATCGTGAGCGGCGCCCTGTCGAAGGACCAGGCCGCCATCGTGTTCAAGTTGATGCGCAAGATGATCGACCTATCCCCGGAGCTGTCGGCCCGAATCAAGGTTTTCCCCAGCGTCAAGTCGCTCTTGGGGATCAGCAAAAACGTGGAGTACACCGCGCTGTCTGCCGAGGCCAAGACCAAGCACGGCCTGTCACCGGTCCTGATCATCTTTGATGAAATGGGCCAGGTGCGGGGGCCGACGAACGATTTCGTGACCGCCCTGGAGACCGCACAGGGCGCATACGACAACGGGCTGAAGATCATCATCTCAACGCAGGCCCCGACCGACGCGGACATGCTCTCGGTGATCATCGACAACCAGGCCAGGGACCCCGACCCACACGTGGTCTGCCACGTCTACACCACCCTGATGGAGCGCATCGGCGTCACCGGCGAGGTGATCGAGGTGCCGCTGGACGACGAGAGCGAGTGGCACGCGTCGAACCCCGCGCTGGGGGTGTTCCGGTCCATGGCCGACATGCGCAAGCTGGCGCGCAAGGCGATCACCACCCCATCATTCGAACCGGAATTTCGCAACCTGAACTTGAACCAGCGGGTGGAGGCCACCGCGCCGTTCGTGTCCAGGTCCATCTGGCAGGCCAACGGCGCCGCGCCGGCGGCCCGGGCGCGTCGCAAGGTGTACGGCGGCCTGGACCTGTCCAGTGTCAGCGATTTGACCGCCGCCGTGCTGGTCGACGAGGACGACGGGGGCGTCTTCCCTTACTTTTGGCTACCGGAGCACAACCTGCGTGAGCGCGCCAAGGCCGATAAAGTGCCATATGACGTGTGGCACGAGCAAGGATTCTTGGAGACAACGCCCGGAAAAGCGATACAATACCGCTTTGTGGCGCAGAAATTGCGCCAAATTTTCAATGAATTTGATATCCAGCTGTTCGGTTTTGACCGCTATTTGATGCCTTTCTTGATGGAATGGCTCAAGAAACAGGACGAAAAAACTAAGAAACCTCTGTTTTCCCAACAAGAAATTGACAAGTTCGTTCCTTTCGGGCAGGGTACGGCAAGCATGACCCCGGCTTTGCGCGACCTGGAAGTGAAACTGGTGGAGGCCCAGCTAAAACACGGCAACCACCCGGTGCTCACCATGTGCGCGAACAACGCCAAGGTGGTGGGCGACAGCGGCGCGCGCAAGTTCGACAAGAAGAACACGCGCGGGCGCATTGATGGCATGTCGGCTCTGGCCACGGCCGTTGGCGTCATGCCGCAGCCGGTGGAAGAGACGAAACGCAACTGGGGCGATTACATCAAGGATATGGCGAGCGCATGAGTACAACGAACAAGGCCCGCGGTTGGTCCCTGAAGTCGATCTACTTCTCTATCCGGGACGCCCTCGCCTATCGCATGTTCGACCGCGACCCCAACAACCGAGACATCACGCGCGAGCCGGCCGGCGGCACCAGCGGCAACGCCACCCCTCGGATTGATCGCGCACTGCAATTGTCCACCGTCTGGTCCTGCGTCCGTTTGATCTCGGGCACAATCTCGACACTCCCCCTTTTCCTTTACGAGCGCACCGTAACGAACGGGGAAGACACCCGGCGGGCGGCGCGCGAGCACCCCCTTTACAACCTCCTACACCGATCCCCCAATGCGGACATGACGGCGGTGGAGTTCTGGGAATCCGTGGTGGTGTCCTTGCTCACATGGGGCAACGCCTACGTGCTCAAGACGCGCGGCAGCGGCAACCGCCTGGTGGCACTGGACCCGCTCAACCCGGCCTTGATGCGTGACCCCTACAAGGACAAGAACGGGCGAACCCGATACGACTACAGCGAGCCGAGCGGCCTGAAGAAATACACCGAGGATGACGTCTGGCACATCAAGGGATTCGGCGCTGATGGGCTGAAAGGGCTGTCACCGGTGGGCATGGGCTGGCGTTCGATGATGGGCGCGGCGAACATCGCCCAGGCCGGGTCGACCATGTTCGGGGGGAACATGCGCCCGTCCGGGGTGGTGTCGATCCCCGACATCCTGGATCCCGACCAGCGCAAGCAAATGCAGGAAGTGATCGCCAACGGCATTTTCGGCAATTCCGAGATGGGCCGCACCTACATGCTGGAGGGCGGTGCCAAGTACGAACAGCTCACGATCAACCCGATCGACGCCCAGATGATCGAGCAGATGAACGCCAGCGTGGAGGACTTGTGCCGGTGGTTCCAAGTGCCGCCATCTATGGTCGGCCACGGCACGGCGGTGTCCAACTGGGGCACCGGGCGCGAGCAGATCAATCTGAGCTTCAAGCAGTACGTGCTGGACCCGATCACAACCCGCATCGAACAGAGCATCGAAAAGCACCTGCTGACACCAGCCGAGCGGCTGAAGTACTACGCCGAGCACAGTTTCGAAGGCATGCTGCGCGCCGACAGCGCGGGCCGCGCCGCCTTCTACTCCACCATGGTGCAAAACGGGATATACACCCGCCGGCACTGCCGCAAGCTGGAAAATCTGCCACCTATCGATGGCGACGACGAATTGACCGTCCAAAGCAATCTTATCCCTGTTAAACTGTTGGGAAAAATCACTGCCACCACGCAGCCTGCCCCCGCGAAAACGGAATAAAACCAATGACCATCTTGCACAAGTCGATTGAATTGGACCTGAAAAGCCTAACCGACAAGGGTACTTTTTCCGGATATGGTTCCGTTTTCAACGTGCTCGACAAGGGCGGCGACATTGTCGTGCCCGGCGCTTTCGCTGAAAGCCTGTCGCAGTGGCAGAAAAGCGGCCGCTCGGTGCCCGTGCTGTGGCAGCACAAGACGGACCAGCCAATCGGCGCTTGGGAAAACCTCAAGGAGGATGACCACGGCCTGCTCGGCGAAGCCTCGCTGTGGCTGGACGATGCGCCGTACGCGCGACTGGCCCACAAGGGCATGAAGACCAAAACGGTCACTGGTCTGTCCATCGGCTACCGCGTCAAAGAGTACAGCATCAACCAGACCACCGGGGTGTACACCCTGCAAAAGCTTGACCTGGTCGAGATCAGCGTGGTGACCAACCCCATGAACGACGACGCCCGAGTGGCCGACGTCAAATCCATGGTGGAGGCCGGCCGTATGCCGAGCCTTTCCGAGTTCGAAAAGTTCCTGTGCGAGGCAGGCGGCTTTTCAAAAACACAGGCTAAAGCCATCGCCGGCAACGGCCTGTCAAAACTGCTTGCTCGGTGCGAGGCCGAGGGCGAAAAAGGCGATGCAATTCTCTCCGCGCTTCGCGGATTCACCCTCAATATTTAAGGATTACACCATGCAAAAGTTCAAAACTTCCCGCAGCGTAAAAGCTGCCTTCCTGCTCGTGGTATGCGCTGTCAGCGGCGTAGCCCAGGCGTTCGGCTTCGACGTCGTCGCCCTGCTGCACGCAAACCCTGACATCGGCGCCGGCTTGGCCGCTGCCGGTATGGCCGGCGAAATCGACATCAAGGCCGAGCTGACCAAAATCGCGGACCAGGTGAAGGAGGCCGGCGAGAAGGCCCTGGCCGAAGCCAAAAAAGGCATCGACATGTCCGCCGCCACCAAGCAGACGGTGGACGAGCTGCTGGTGAAGCAGGGCGAATTCAAAGCCCAACTGGAGGAAGTCGAGCAGAAGGCGGCCCGCCGCGGCGCCGAGGAAGGCCCGAAACACAAATCGATGGGCTTCCAGCTGATCGAAAGTGAAAAAGCCAAGAGCGGCTTGGCCGAGATCGGCAAGAGCAAAGGCAAGTTCCAGATGGACGTCAAAGCCATCACCAGCGCCAGCAACAGCGCAGGCCAAGGCGTGAATCCACAGATGCTGCCCGGCGTGCTGACCCTGCCGCAGCGCCGCCTGACCATTCGCGACCTGGTTATGCCGGGCAGCACCAACAGCAATCTGGTCCGCTACCTCAAGGAAACCGGCTTCACCAATAACGCGGCACCGGTGGCCGAGGGCACCCGCAAGCCGGAATCGAACATCACCTACGCGCTGACTGACGCATCGGTGAAAAAGATCGCGCACTTCATCAAGGCGTCG